CAAAAGAAATCGCTAAAGCATTAGAAAGAATGCTAGGAATCGCATCACGATTCTTTTTATCATTCTTTCCATCTGCAATATGGATAGATTCCATCAAAGCAAGATAAATGGCACGATCACGGCACCACTTTTCAGTTGTATCTAGAATCCATGTCGAATCTACAGGAGAATCATCAAAATTATGATTGATTTGACGAATCTCTTTGATCTCAGTTTCATTAAGATCTGTACGATTTTCTACCTCAATATTGAGTGCTTCAATCGTAATTGCAGATCCATACTTTGAAATGAATTTAACAATCTCCTCAAAAATGACTTTTTCTGTCCTTTGCTCAAAATAATCTGGTTGTATAAAAGGTATGACTTTTCTTGAATAATCTTCATTAAAAATTAAGTTTCTAAGAATTGTGTTTTCAATTCGTTCCATAAGAGAATTGTTGTTTCGCGGCAGCATCAAGTTGCTGCATTACTTCTTCGGTAAAATATTTTTCAGGATCTTTCAGAATCTCTTTAGCATAAAGTTTTTTACCCCCAATTTCATAACGACCTGCAACATTTTTCCACATACCCGCTTCTTCACCAAGTTCAAGTAGTCCATAATATCGATCAAGACCGCGTTCATCATAAAAAAGACGAATCTCCACATCTTGGTTTTCCTTACTTAAACGTGATTTATGAGTCTTTGCCTTAATAATGTTTCCAACGATTTCTGTTCCATCTTTCTCTTTTTTCTTGCTGAGATAAATGATAGTAGAAGCGGCGTACTTAAGACCACTACCACCACCCATTTCTTTAGTAGGAACATAAGCACCGATCACATCATAAGTATGATTTGTCACAATCATAGGAATATTTGCCTGCCCCAGTTTAAGAGTGAGCATTCGGAAAGCGCCTTTGATAAGTTGTGATTTAGTCATATCACGAACTTCTTTTTCATTTAAGGCATCGGTGATCTCCTTACTTGTAGAAAGCATTCCCAAAGAGTCTAGCACAAACATACAAGGATTGCGTTCCCCTTCTGGTTTTTTCATATAAAGATCAACCGCCTTAAGTGCTTTAGTTCGGAATTCTTCTACGGTGACAACATTAACCACGACAACCCTTGATGTGTCGATGCCACGACTTTCCAAGAGGGATTTTGTAATGGCAGCTTCAGTATCAAAGTAGAGACAATAACCATCGGGATTATTATCAAGGAAATTCTTAACAACGGCGATGCTGAAGAAAGTTTTTCCAGTACTAGACTCTCCAGCAATAGCAGTAATCTTATTCCCAGATACACCACCAAATATGCTACCTGAAACCAGTGCATTAAGAATGTACGAACCTGTGTCAACATAACTTTCAGTCTCATCAATATCGGATGCTATTTTAGTATAGTCATCTCCAATTTCTTTTACAATATCTTTTAAAAAGTCCATAGTTACTTTTTCCTATTAACGTTAAATGTCCATAATTTTGCATAAAGATCTTTATTAGTTTCTCCAGAATTCTTGAGCAACTCAATTATTTTTCTTAGTTCAACATCTGTAATTGGTAATTGTATCATAGAAAGAATGATTCTAAACTGATCTTATTTTCTATACTCCACCCAATAATATCAAGAATAGTCTTGAGCGGATCTAAGAAACTCTTTTCAAATTGTAGTTCATAATCAATATATTTGTCAAGATTTAGTTCTTTTGGAAAATCTTGAATGAATGAAATTACATTTTCATGAATTGTATTTGGTTTTTTTAGAAAAATGAATTTGATTTTTTCACCATTATTAATCAAAGAATACTTATTTGTAAGTTTGTTTTCTTTAATATAGTGATTGAATAAAAGTGCTCCACGAATATGAATTGGAGTCTTTTGTGCGTAAATACTAGACGATGAATGATATTTACGCACATCAGAAGCAGTTCTAGGGAATGCAATTTGTTCTGGAGGAAGTTTATTAAACTCATTCCTACATTTTTCAATAAAATCAATCATATTCTTTTCAGAACCACTCATCATAATATTAAATGATTCTTTCAACATCTTACGACAAGGGGCTGGAGTAGAAGATTTAATTGCCTCAATACCTTTGATTTTAAGTTTAGGTTCTTCATAACGAACACCTTCACTATCCCAGACACTTAGAATATATCGCTTCTTTGCAGTCCAAATACCACGTTCAGCAATACACTCCCTCTTCATAAACATCTTTTGATCGTATGCATTCACATATTCCGCCAATTCTTGGTAAGAACTTTCAATATACTTTTCAAGTTCCATATCACAGATCTTATCAAGGAACGACACAACGCCTTGAGTAGTTTTTTCTCTGCCTGCGAAAATCTTGTCCACCAACGGACCCATATTAATATAAAGAGAATCAGTATCGGAAGCAATAACATAGTCCACATCCCCTGTTTTAAGAATTTTATTCAGATAAGAATTCATTTTATTCATAATCCACTGGATAGAAACCTGTCCAGAGAGAGTGATTGCCTCAGCATTTGCTAATTTATAATAACGGAAATACTGATTCCCAATAGCACCATAAGCAGAGTTAAGTTGAATTTTCCTGGCCATTTGGATGTTATTGCACCTTGCAATTTCCTTTTCCAGTTGCTTCGTCTTTTTCTTTTCATACTCCTGCTCTGCCGCAAGCATTTTCTTCTTAAAGATCACACGTTCATTATAAATCTTTTCCATCAGTTCTGGAAGAAATCCACGAATGTCTTTACGGTACATCGCACCATTTGCACATACCGCATAATCCTTATACATCTCAAAGGTAATTTTCTTATTCAAAACCTTATCAATATTTACACTCGGATGCTTTTCATCTATCAAAGTTTCTGGAGAAATGTTGTATTGCATAATCAGGTGAGGATATAGAGAGTTCAAGTCAAAACTCACCACCCAATCGTATATTCCAGGAATAGGTTCTTTAACGTAGGCACCCTCATATTTTTCATCTTTAGATGATCTTTCCTTGGGAGGAATAACGATATTCCTTTCCTTAAGATAGTTGTAAATGATCGTATCCCACATACGAACTTGAGAAAACACATCCGCATAGTTTGCCTTAGCATCATATGCCATCGTAATTGCAAGTTCAATCAGTTTCATCTTGTCTTCCATACGGTCAACAAGTTCTACGTCAACGATATTATATTCAACAAACTTCTGCCAACCTTTCGTATAGAAATCTTTAAAGGTCTCAAATTCAGAGTGATCTAGTTTCTTTTGCCCAAGTTCAACTTCGGCAATATAATCCAGACGGTAAGATTCCTGTGCCTTATAAGTAAACTTCTTATAAAGATTCAAATAATCAAGTTGAGTAATTCCACCAACATCATATGAAATATGACTACGACCAGAGATATAAATCTCATCTTCAGTCACAAGTCCCCAAGGTGAAAAACGCTTCATTAATTTTTCACCAAGGACACGATCAAGGCGACGAATCAAATATGGAATATCATAAAGTTCAACGTTCCATCCAGTTACAACCTCAGGAATGTTTTCCTCAACCATCCACCAGTTAATGAAATCCATCAACAAATCTTTTTCAGTCTGGAAAGACCTATAGATCACATTCTTCTGCTTGTTCTGAAACGGACCAAGACCCCAAGTACGAATTTGCTTTGTGGAATAATCTTGAATTGTAATCAGAAGAACTTCTTCTGCTGCAGATTCTACATCAGGGAATCCATTTTCAGATGCAACCTCAATATCAAGAGTTGTAACTCGAATTTTACTAATATCAAACTTAATTTCTTGCTCTGGATACATCTCAGAAATATATTGATAAATGTATCCAGTATTACCGTAGATTTTAAAATTCTCTACATTATCATATTTTTTGATAAACTCCCTACAATCACGAACAGAACCAGGTTTAACTGCTTCAACATATTCACCATTTAGAGTTTGATATTTAGTTGTTTTATTAGAAGGGACAAAAAGAGTCGGGTTAAACTTCTCACGGGTCATAAAGTTTTTTCCACCTTCATAACCACGAACCAAGAAGTGGTCCCCGACCATTTGAACGTTTGTATAAAATCTCATCAGGTAGTTAGTTCAAGGTATTTCTGTACAATTTCTGGAGTTGGATCTGCAATAGTAAGAATATCACTAGATCTCATCTTAATTTCTCTTTGGTTAGTAACTTCTGGCCAAGGTTCAAGATAAAAATTATCTTCCGATGCCTTCTTAAACAAATAAGGATTTACTAGTTTACAGTCTGGATCTCCTATCTCAGAATCTATTTCGATTAATTCACTAATCAAAACAACATTAACATTTACTAAAATACATTTAACTTGCCTATCCATTTACTTTCTCCTCATACATTTCTTTAATACTCTGAATTGGTTCAACGTGAGTTACAACATAGTCTGGTGAGATTAAAATATCTTTATCAGAACTCAAAACTATCCAAGGAGATAAAGATACTTCTATTTCTCCTTTATTTACACCATCCTTCTCATAACTTTTCTGCTTATTAATAATAACAGTATGTGGATCGTGTAGTAAATAATTACATACTTCCTTTTCTTCCGAAACAAGTTCCTTAATATCAGAAATCAAAGTTTCACCAGACTTTAACAGTATAAGTTTGATTGACATAATTCAGGCATTTCCTCCTACCATTATAGCAACAAAAAAAGGAGGAGTCAACCTGGATTTTGCCAGGTGCTCCTCTGCGCCGACGATATTCTTTTCTATTTATTTAATATCATAAATCTTTTTCTTCTGATGATCTGGAATAACTTTGTTAAGTTTAACTATAAGCAATCCATCAGCAAAAGAAACATCTCCAACAACTACATCATCCGAAAGAGTCCAAGTACGTGTAAATGCTCTACGGGCAATTCCATTATGCATATATTCATAATCAGTTGGTGCTTTTTTGCACTCTACAAGAAGTTTATTCCATTCAGTAGAAACTTCAATATCTTCTTTCTTATATCCAGCAAGAGCAATTTCTAATGTAAACTCTGTGGAACTTTCTTTAATTAAATTATAAGGTGGATAATTGGTAGAAGATTCGTGGAGAGTTCCAAATCTATGGAACCATTCTTCCATACCAATTGAATTTTTCTCAATATCTTGAATTAGTTTTTCAAGACCATTTGAAGTGTAGTACTTTGTGACTGTTGTGTTAAACATTTGTTTCTCCTTAAAAAGCGAGTGTTTACTTATCATTACGGATCCTAAGACTCCGCTTTAGCGAATGAGGGATTCAAAGAACCTCACCTCATCATTAGTAATTATACAAGATACGAAAAAAAGAGGAACGGTAAAAACCGAACCTCTTTTTAGGGTGTTCCGACTTTCGTAGAGACCGCACGAAAGGTCTCATACTTATTTATTCGGTTTCTTCGCCTCTTTTTTTCTTAGATCCAATATTATACTTAGTTTCTAGAATCCAATCTCCCTTATCCTTATAAGAAAGAACTTTGATTTGATTGAGTGGTGCAATATCTTGAATTTTAGACGGATCTACAATTTCAACAAGTCCCCAATCAGCAACCAATTGGGCAATACGATTACGACGCTGCACATCATTTACGGTAAGATTTGCGTGCTTACCATCAAGTGCAAACAATTCTTTAAAATGAACAAGATAATATCTACCTTGCTTATGAAGAATATGACAAGATTGATAAATTTTCTTTTCCTTTCTAGATGCAACTCCGATACGAGTCAAAGTTTCACGAACCTTAAGAAAATCATCAGGTTCATTAAGAATCACTTCCACCATTTGATCAGGCGTCCACCTTACTTCAGGTTCTTGAACGACACTCATTTTGTTCCTCCAGTTTCAAATTTCGATTTAATAAAATTAAGTTGTTCTTTAGTAAGAATTTTCAAAGCTTGTTTTGCCTTCTCATTACTATAACCATAATAACGTTTGACATAATCAAGGTCTTTGATTGTATCTTTTCGGATCCAGGGAGAAAATCTCTTCTTTTTCCTCAGACTATTTAGTAAAAAATCATATTGCATCTTTTTTGGAAGAAAATTATAGATGTTCATCTCATTCGCAAACATAATACAGTCAATATGACCAGACAAACATCTATTAATAATATAAGGCGCATACTCCTTTTCTAATGAGGGATCTTCATTAATCAGATTCTTCTTCGTTTGATTGATCGAGTTTAACCAGTCCTTCAATTCCATAATTAAAAAGCAACAGTTCCTTTCTTTGTTTTTGCTCACGCATATATTCACCAACGGAACGCATCGTATAAGTTAAATCAAACTCGGCAGCATTCCAATTCTTAAAACGATCTTTGACAAGTTGATCAGAATTATAACTGATTAATTGATCCATATTATTAGCATCGCAATCAGAAGCAAACTTATCGTGATTAAATCCTTTGTGCATTGATCCATTATTCCCATAGAGATTATCCTTAATATCATAAGGAGGATCGAGATACATAAAAGCACCCATATCTCCATCCATCAAGTAATCATAGGAATAATTAGTTATACGCCAATGTTCAATAAGTTTTGAATATTCTGGAAGTTTTTCAATACCTCTTACGCTAAAGTTAGAGTTAGATGCCTGCGGAGAAAAAGAAGAACTCTCAGTAAGACCACTAAAAGAACACTTATTTACAATATAAAACCTTACGGCACGTTCAAAATCACCAGTATTAGGATCGTTCAAAATTTGTTTTGAAATATCAAAAAGACCTCTTGCAGATACTGGATCTGGACAAGTACTCTTAAAATGGAGGAGATGTTCTTTAAGTTCTTCTCCAAACATCTGCAGTTGTTGCCAGAAGATTACAAGCGGAGGATAAAGATCATTTACCCAAATCTTAAGATTAGGGTACTTTTTAGTAATATGAATTGCCACAGATCCACCACCAAGAAATGGTTCACGGAACTCATCATAGTTGCGAAGATCTGGAAAGTATGGATCCATTTTGACGCAAGCGCGGGACTTACCACCAGGATATCTTAGAGGGGTTTTCAAAGATTTCATCAGATACTCCTAATAAATTTCATAATAAGATCGTCTTTTTCTTTAAAATAATTTCGTTCAGAAGACGGGCCACCATCCAAAAAGAAATGTTCTGGTTCTGGATTACAACTTGCAGTAATATCATTACTGCCAGATTTTCTAATATTATACAACATAGACCCAGAAACACAACAAGCTTTTAGTAAGTCAGGATCACTAAAAATGTAAAAATCGGCAGGAACAAAACTTGAAATATCTTTATCTTTACCTCTACCATTTTTTACAACTACATTCCTAACTGCTCTTTTCGAATTATTCTTAAAAGTTACTTTTTTACATTCATAAGTATAATTAAGAATATCAATCAAATCTCTACCAGTTAGATTAACTCTTGTTAAATGACCATTACTATAATGCACATAAGCAAGTTCAATCATTCTACCAACATCAAAATATTGCGTCGAATCTTTATTTCCAGTTAGTGTTGAAAGAAGTCTAGAAAGTTTTTCAAGATCTACTACATTAACAAAATCAATTGGATTTTTCATAATCAGGACCGTGATACTTCAAATACTCAAAAAATGTAAGTTTCATTTCTTTCTGCGTCATACCACAATGTTTAGCAGCGGCAGGAAGAGTCATTTTTGCACGAAAGAGTCCTTCGTTTGCCTCCCTTACATTTTCAGGACTTGTCTTTACTGGAACTTCTTTCAGGTTTTTATAATCAATTTTATAGGGGTTCATTTCAATTCACACTCACACATAATTTCAGTTAGTGCTGCTAGGAGGTTAATTTCCTGATCAGCCACGAACGCACTTTGGTATTGATACTTAGCAATAATAAGAACGGCAGCAGGAATAGTGTAGGGAACAAGAGAGTCATAACAGGAGTCATAAATCCTGCGAAGAATGACAGTAGAATCGTTGTCCAGGTTGGAGACCACCCACTTACGGACTTCTGGAAAGTTTTTATCTTTGAGGTTTTTAATGAGTTCATTTACTGAGACGTCTGAGAAAGATGCAAGAATTCCCGAGTCAATTTTACCCCCTGTAGAATATCTTTGACATTCGTTGAGGACTCTACGGAAGTCTGGGAAGTGTTTTGTAACAAGTTCTGCAACGACTTTTTCATCGTAATCAATCCTTTCCGAATCCAGGATTTGGAGAACTCTTTTGAAGAAGGATCCTGCAAGTTGTTGCTTCTGTTTCCCCTTGATTGTGAAGTCGATGACGGCACATCGGGAGTGGAGAGGTTCGATGATCTTGTTCTTGTAGTTGCAGGTAAAGATGAATCGGCAGTTGTTATAAAATGCCTCAATATTCGCCCGTAGTAGGAGTTGAACGTCGTTGCCTGTGTTATCTGCCTCATCGATGATGATGACTTTGTGTTTAGAAGATCCCGTAAGTGAGACGGTCGAAGCGAAGTTCTTTGCTTGGTTCCGTACAGTATCCAGGAAACGTCCTTCGTCGGATCCGTTGATGACATAATAATCTGCTCCTAGTTCATTACAAAGTGCCTTTGCGATTGTAGTTTTACCAATACCAGGAGGTCCTGCGAGAAGGAGATTAGGAATCTCACCTTTCTCTACAAACTCCTTAAATGTTTTTTTAGTTTCATCAGGAAGAATACAATCCTCAATTACTTGAGGACGATACTTTTCCACATAAAGAAATTCACTTGTCATCATTAAGTCCAATTAGTTTTTTCAAATAAGAATCTGGGACAACTTCCCACCATTCATTCCCATCAAAAATATACACAGTATATGTGTCTTTGTCAAGGAAGAAATCACCTTTTTTGTATTTCATACCCATTCTGGACGCCTTGACGGCATACGAAGATAATTAGATGCAACCCAAGGTTTGGATGCGATATACATCTTGTAAGCAGTAAAAGTGTCAATGCTTGTGTCAAGTTTATACTCATCAGGCATAGCACGAACGAAGTTTTCTACCTTATTAATTTTACCACGGGGGAACAAATAAAAGGCATCTACGAGTGTTTTGTAACAAGAATGAATTTTATCATATCGAAGAGTGTATTCGTCACATAAATTAAGACCGTGCTTAATCAACCAATAGGCATTATGAATACTCTCCGCTGCCCATTTGGTACAAGGATGGTTTCGAAATGCCCCCTTCTCCGTGCTGTAGGGCGTGCTGTCTGCCTTGAGAAGAGGACCGTAGTTGTGATACCACTTGGATGCCACGATGGAAAGCATCTGGCAGCATTCTAGGGGCATCTTAACAACGTGCTTGTCAGGCAGGCAGATGGCACTCTCTGCTGGATATTCACTTGTTACAAAAATGTTCATATCAAAAACAATACTTTTTCAGTACATAATTTACCTTTTCTGGTTTATCTTCCATCCAAAATGCTTCGTGTTCCATTTGCCTAGAAGCGGTTGATATTTGCATAGATTTTTTAATATCTTCAAGTTTTTCCCAAGGCAAAGGCATATCTTTCATATCGATATAAAATGGTTTATATCCATTACAGATATGTGCCATATGAACTGCTTCGTGATATACAGTTTCATTCACATATCGCTTAAGATCATAACCACCATCTTTGATATTTTTGGTGCAGATAACCATTTTGTCATAATCACCATACCCAAATCTGTTTTTGTCTCTACAAAATTCAATATTTTCACGAACTGGATATCCAGCACGAATTACATTTTGAACAATTTGACGCCCAATAGGCGTCAAATAAAGAAGAAATTCCATCAGGAAAAAGTACTATCAGGCTCTAGAGCAATATAATAGCAGAGATTGTACTTGGTATTCTTGAACTGTGACAGTAGTTTTTCTGACACAACCACATCGTATGACCCAGGAATGATCTTGATGTTTTCCACCTTGAAATTAAAAGTGAATTCCTTATCAGTTTCACCGACAACGATAGAGTATTCATTAGAAGTATCGTTTTTCTTGTCCCGAACTACCAGACGAATCACACCTGCCTCACCAACAGCAGAAAGATCAGGAAGTTGATAAACTGCTGCTGCCTTGACCAATTTCTCCAGAGTTACGCTGTCAACTTGGAAACAAACGTCCTGTGAAGGAAGTTGGATCTCTTTTTCTGGAGGAGAAATGATCACATTAGGATCAGCATAGAAATATTTGACCCTACGCTTACCTTCACGAATAGTAATGTGAGAATCCTCTGCAAAATCAAGATCTGGATCCTGATGAAGACCAATACCATTCAAAAACTGATTCAGATCATAAATGGCAAAATCACGAGGAAATTCTTCAGTAATCTCTGCCTCTGCCAAAATATTCTTGGCGACAGAAATAGTACGAAGACGATTACCCTTCTTCACAAGAATAGAGTTATTAATACCAGCAAAGTTCTTGAGCAGAGCAAGAGTATTATCAGAGAGTTTCATAGTTTTATCTTGGATTTTCATTTGTTTTCAATCAGATTAAGATGATTAATCAGGAGAATAGTGTAGTGAAGAACTTTGAACAGATCGGCACGGGGAGTTCCTTTTGTATCATATCGATCGATATACTTGGTGACATTACCAGCACAGAAACCCTCACGACGGTTGTGTTTAATCTTATCAAGAGTTTGCTCTTTCCCACCACCAGTTCGGTCAACATAATGTTGCCTATATGTACTAGCGATATATTCCTCAAGTTGTTTCAGAATTTTGTCTTCGTTGTATTTCCAAAATCCATTCTTATTCGTGTCTTCAGGCATATTTGAAATTGTATCAGGTCTATAATAAGGATTTCCGATTATACTAAAATCAGGAGAACCAAAGTAAATTGTATCAGATGCAGTTGTTCCAGAAATCACTGTATCATTTTTATTATTCATAAGGTTTCTTTCGTCTTCAGGTCCAAACATAAAAAGAAGTCATAACAACCTTCCCATATTCTATCAGTTTGATTGCTGGGTGTCAATATAAAACTCTTGCTTTTCGTTTTCGGTGGTTGGCATTTTAAAATCAGCATCCACCTTATCATAAAGTTCAAGGAAAGCTTGCTTGGTTTCATCGTCAAAACGATTGACGCACACTTGGATTGCTTTTCCTTTATCTTGGAAGATGCTGTAAGCACGGATGATATGAACCAGACGACGGGTGCTGACGATTTCCTCAATACCACCATCGTAGAAGGTCTTGCGGATAATATCACCCCAATCAACCAGACGCTTGCAGAAGTCGCGGTCTTCCACTCCAAGGTCCAAAGCGATACCCTCAAGGATCTTTTGCTCTGTTGCAGGGCCAGGGTAGGACTGCTCAAAGGTCACAGGGAAACGCTCTAGGAACGCTTCGTTCAAAACATTAGTGCCGATGAAGCGACCGTCATCAGAACCCTTACCCTTGGTGTTTGCGGTGGCAATCACGTTGAATCCAGCAGCGGGTTTGATCCAACGCCCGATCTTCTTCAGGAAGATACCTTTGCCTTCGAGAATGGACTGTAGGCACAGGATTTTGTTGCTGGCAAGGTCAATTTCATCAAGAAGCAAGATTGCTCCTCGCTCCAGTGCTTCAATAACGGGACCGTTGTGCCAAGCAGTATTCCCATCAACAAGGCGGAAACCCCCGATAAGGTCGTCTTCATCAGTTTCAATAGTAATGTTTACACGAATCAATTCACGCTTAAGTTGAGCACACGCTTGCTCCACCGAGAACGTTTTACCGTTACCCGACAGACCCGTAATGAACGTAGGGTAAAAGAGACGGGACTGAATAATCTTTTTAATATCATTAAAGTTACCAAACTTGACGAAGGTATCATCTTTATCAGGAATGAGGTTTTGTTCGGTAGTTGGAAGAACAGCAGGGGCGCTAAAAGAACGTTCAATTTCCTCAACACGTTCTTGTGTTACTTCAAGATTCCAACGACCACGGTTAGTTTTAAACTGCTCAAGGCGGCGGGTAACAGTTTGGTAGTTGAGACCACGAGAAGCGCAAAAACCCTTCAAATCACCAGAAGTGATTTCAGAACCATAGAGTTCTTTAATACTAGCAAAAAGTGATTCGTCGTTCACGGAAGATTTGCGAGGCATAATGTAGTTAGGTTGTTTTGTTTAACTGAAGTAATTATAGCAAGGAAAAAGGGGGCGATGTAGCCCCCCTATGACAGTTTAGAAAGTGGTTTAAACCACTATTCACTTTTTAGTGGATACTGGCTTTTCAGATACAACTGGCGCAACTACCTTTGCCCCTGATGAGGGAGTAACGGTAGGAGAAGGTAATACTGGAGTTGGTACTGGTTCTTGAAATAAATCCGTAAATCTACTCATTTATTTTAATAGAATTCTACTAATAATATTTATTATGCAACTAACTCAATAAATTCACCTAGAACTTTTTTGTTCATTTTTTTAGTCTTCAAACTCTTCACAAAAGCGTTTTTGATTTGTGATTTAGAAGCATCCTCAGATACATAGAACTCAGTATCCTGAGACAAAGCACTTGAAGAAAGACCAAAATAAACATTATATCCAGTATTTTTCAGAGAAAAAGATTTTTCCTTTCTCCAAGAATTCATCACTTTATCATACTCATCACCATAAAATCCACAATAACGGCGAATAAAGGGTCCAGAATCACGACTTTCAAGAACTCGAATTCCAATAAAGTTAATATCATTAAATTTATCCCGAAGATTCTGAAGAAGAACATCTGTAGCATTCCACCACTCTTGCCCCATAGAATAAGTGTTTCCAGTCTTACGATCACGAAGGATGGTATTACAATCGACTGAATTAATTCCAATATAAGGTTCACTTTCCCACTTGCGATTAAATTCCTTATGATACTTAAGGTGCTGCCCTTCACCATCAGTAAGAACAACGCACTGAACTTTCTGAAGTTTATTATCTTTTTGGAATTTGGGAAGAATTTCGTGAAGTGCGATCATCGCTTCATTCAGAGGAGTCCCAGAAAGACTCAAACCAGTCGGAACAGGATAACTGCAATAATAACGCCCAAAAGATTTTGCCAATCGAAAAATGTTCTTCATTTGCTCGTCAAGAGTTTTACCATTCACATTACTTGTAAAAAGGTTCATCATAGAAAACCATTCACAAACTTGGAGAAGACCATCACGCTTATTATAGGCAGTTTGGCGGGTATTTCTAACTTTACCATCTCCACCATAAGAAATAACAGGAAAGTCCATAGTAAAAGCATAAACCTCAAAAGGAATAGAAACCTTCTTGCAGAACCACATAAGGTTGAAGAGTTGCTTTACAGTATCAAGCATTACATCCTGCATCGACCCAGACCAATCCAAAATAAACACAAGACCGTGGTTCTTACCGTTGGCAAGAGTAGTCACTTTCTTGAAAAGATCTTCATTATACTTGTAAGTATGAAGTTTGGAGCAGTCAAGAACGCCAGTACGAGCAGTTGTAGCACGGGCATAAGAATCTGCTGCCTTACGGCACTCAAACTCCTTTACCAGATAGTTGACTTCCTTTTGAGCGGAACGTTTAAATTCAACAAATTGCTTATCAACTTCACTAAAAAGATACTCATAAGTAAATTCAGTTCGTTCAATAAACGTATCCCAATCTCGCTTACAAATATCATGAATTTCCTTGTTAGAAACAATAATTTGTTTCAGATCAAGTTTAGGAATCTCCACATAAGTATTCTCATAAGCATTATGAGAAACAAGATTCTTTAGAGATTCCTCAAGAGAATTCATCGTTTTGACTTCAGGATCATTCGTTTCTCCACCTTCGGAAAAAGTCTGATCCTGTTTTTGAGAAGAAGTTTTTTCTTCACTTTCAGCATCATTTGAATCAGGTTGATTATTACCATCCATTTCTTCTGAGTCATTTTGACCATTTTCCTGATTCTCAAAATCAGAAGAACCAGAATTAGAAGAAGATCCGCTAGTTTGACTTTCTGGAGAATCCATATTAATAGAAGTTTCTTCCTCCTGTTTTTGCTTACAGAAGTTGTACAGAACCTCTGCAGCATCAAGAACCTGCTCAAAAGTTTCGACAGAACCAATCAGATTAATAATTTCCTGTTCTTTATCATTAAAATCAATCTTCAAGAAGTTGCCAACCTTGAAGTAAAGATTTGCCTTATCTGCAAGATTATATTCGTTGATATTATCATCAGCAACAGAGAAGAAATCCTGATCTTGGAGTTCCCTGTAACCGTTGTAAAAGGTCTTTGCAAGACCAGGATATCGGCGCTTCATTAGTTTTTCAACACGCACATCCTCAACCACGTTCACAAACTGAGGAGGAACTTTATGGTTCTCAGTCCAGTCCTCATCAGGAGTTTCCAGAGCGTGTCCCACTTCGTGCCCCACCAGAAGATCATAAACGGTGCCACTTGCCTTCTCCCACATAGGAAGCGTGAGCACACGGGTATGAACATTAAAGCAGGCAGTCTCCACTTTCTTGTGTTCAACCATAAGATCTTCGGTGGCAAGCAGGCGGGCAAGGTGGGACTTGATTTCGTGGTTGACAGACATAGGTTTTATTCGTATGGAACCATCATACAAAAAAAAGAGGGTGGTGAGACCCTCTAGTGTGCCAGTTTGAGAAGTGGATCAGTTTGGAAGACGCTTCTGCATCATTTCTTTATTCTTTTTATCTCCAACACCAAGAACCGTTTTTGCAGCACCTTTAACAGCACGACCTACTGGATCTGCAAGATTTTTTTGAAAGTTTCTAGCACCTTCTTTTTCAGATGTACGTGGATTTGAAAGAAGTTTTCCTGCAAGTTTTGACACACCTACACTTAAACCCATACCTTCAATAATACCTTCTTTCCACTCTTCACTCATATTTGCCACAATCTTGAGTGCTGCTTCTTCAGTTTCAGCATATCCTTCATCAATCAAGTATCCCATAATATACTCATCATTCAATCCTTTTCTTGCAACATGCCCAGCAAGTTTAGCAGCACCCGATGCTCCTCTACCAACTTCTCTTGCAACACCACCGACTTTTTCTGCTGCTTTACGAATTGTTTTTCCAGTTTCTTTTGCGGCACTCATAGCAGCATTATGCCTTTCAATTCCCCTATTAACAGCACCAGCAACACGATCTAAAAAACCTGGTTTCTTAGGTTGCTTCTTCGCAGCATCAGCGACAGCAGATTGTCTACGAAGTGAATCTTTCATTCCTGATGGTTTTTCAGCAGATGCTTTTTCTTCATCTGCTTTTCTTTCTGCTTTTTTGGCGCGAAGTCTTTTTAAAGATGCCGCAGTTGGCTTACCTTTTATTTCTTTTCCTTTAGCAGTTTTAACTTCAATCTTTGCACCACCTGCACGTGCTTCTATTAAAACATACTGTTCGGAAATATCATAAACAAACTCAGCAAACTCCTCTACACCAAGTTCTTCAATTAGAATATCAACACCATCCTCATTCAAACCCATTTCATAAAAATATTGCGCAGCAATCTGAACTTCTTCAGTAAGTTCTTCTTGCTGAGTATAAATGGAAGAATATGCTTCCTGCAATCCTAAAATCTCTTGATCTCTCATTTTTTCCAAGACTTTTTAGATATTTATAAAAAAAGAAGCACCCTTAAGGCGCTTCTTGAGTGCTTGGCGTCGTGCCTTCGCTTGTCGGAGTGCTTGCGGTTTCAGTTTCCGCTTCTGATCCTTCTTGGAATGGTGTTGCCAGTTGGGTGTGTTCATCAGTCTTGTACTTGTTAGGACATCATACGGGAAAAACCTTTGACCTTCTCAAACCGTATGACACTTTCAAATTTGTCATGCAGTTCTGCCTTATGGGAAATCACGAAGATATTAGCATCCTTAATGACATAACGAATGATCTTCAAAAATTCATCAGTTCCGAATCCATCAAGAGATGAATCAAAAACCTCATCCATAATCAGCAGGTTAGTATTCACCGAGTTCTTGACTCTTGCTACTTCTCTCCAAGTGAAGAGTAAAGCAAGGTCAATTCTCATTTTCTCACCTTCACTAAAAGAGCTATAAGAAAAGTCTTCGTGAATGGGAGATTTTACTGTTTCGTTGAACTCTTCATCAAGCTGGAAATTGATATAAAAATCCATCATCTGAAGATAACGATTAACCTGCTGATTTATGAACGGAAGATACTTCTTAATTATCTTCGTTTTAACACCATCATCCCTAAGTAAGGAATAGGCAAAATCGTAATAAACGATTTCTTCTTTTTTCTTTGAGAGGTCTTCGAATGTTTTTTGGAGATTTTCTTTAAATTCTTCTAGCTTCTCATGTTCAGTATTTCGGTTTTCAAGTTGTTCGGCAATAGTTTGAATTTCAGATTCAAGATCTCGGATTTGTCTCTGGTTGAGTGATATCCGAGTATTGTTTTGAGAAATCTCATGATTGAGTTTCGTAATCTCCTTAGATAGAACTGTAAATTGACGCTCTCTCTCTTGTTCAAACTTTATAGTCTCCTCAAGTTCTTGAAAACCTTTTTGGAGTTCCTTTGCCTTATTTTGAGCATCTTCAATTCTATTTAACCGAAATTCTTCTTCAATAGTTTGAGTGCAAGTAGGGCAGACCGTATTTTCATTAAAAAATTTATGCTCTTTGGTAATCGCAGATACTTTTTGGGACAGTTTACCCTTAAGATTGTTTAATTTTACTAACTTATCCCCGGCACCAACAAGTTCTTCAAGTTCTTTCTGAAGAGTATATAATCCATCTTCAACTACAGCATTATCAGTCATATAAACACCAATTTCTCTGTCTAAGTTGTTAATCTTTCCTTTATTGGCATTTATATTGGCATTTCCACGATTTTCAAGTTCTTCAATAAAATTTTGCTGCATCTTCATCTTTTCCTTAAGATTTTCCTTCTTAAGTTCAAGAGATTTAACCTGATCTTTTTGGGTACGAATCTTATCCTTAATCAGGTTATTCATCGCAGAGAAGATGCGAATATCCAAAAGATCCTCAATCACCTCACGGCGATTTGCCGTTGTAAGTTGCATAAAAGGGACAAAGGTACTACTACCAAGAATTACAATCTGAGTAAAAGACTTGTAGTTTACCTTGAGAATATTCTCCTCAAGAATCCTTTGATTGGCACGATCATCCGCCTCCTTATGAAGCGGCGAACCGTTGACTTCAATATCGAAGATATTCGGTTTAATTCCACGACGAACAAGATACTCTCTACTGTTGATGGAAAACTCGATTTCCACCACACAATCTTTTTCATTTACGGTATTAACTAATTGAGGTTTGTTAATTTTACGAAATGGTTTATTGAAAAGAACAAACGTAAGAGCATCTAAAATTGTAGATTTACCTGCTCCATTTGTTCCAATAATTAAATTCGTATTATGCTTTTCAAAATCAACTTCAGTCCAATTGTTTCCAGTTGAAAGAAAGTTTTTCCATTTAATCTTGTGAAATACTAACATGTTTAGGGGGAATTACAATATCTTCAGGAGTAACCACGGCATACTTGTAATTATACATCTTACAAGTCTTTATGGCAAGTTCATCGTCAACTTCGACCACATCCATCTCTTGATCTTCTTGATCTTCAAGCATTAGAGCGTATCTAACTGCATCATCCTCTTCCTCAAACAAAAACAAAACTTTATGCCCATATTGATCCTGAACTGCATATGCACCGTCGTCTTTTCTGTCCTTAAGAGTGAGAAGAAACATTATTCTACTTCGCAAGCTTGTTGATAGAGATCTTGGAAAATTCCTTTGATTATATTTTTATCAAATTCAAACTCAGATTCATCAATATAACGATTTAGAATTGAAAGTGTATTTTCTTCTTCAGTAATTTCAAAATCTTCATTCTCTTGAATGTCAAAGTTCTCAAGGATCTTTAATTCCTGAATTCCAGCAGTATAAAGTTTATCAATAAATTTCTCAAAATCTTTTTGTTTAGATTTTTTACGAACAATCACTTTAACAATCTTATTTTCATACCCACTAGCATCAAACAATTGATATGGAGTATCCTCATAATAAATGTTATAAAACAATTTATAAGGGTTATTAATTGGAGTATGAGTAAGGGTTTCCGTATCAAAAATGTGGAATCCACGGGTATCGTTCACATCTGTCCAATACATCTCATAAGGATTCCCAAGATAAAAAATCTTTCCGTTATTTGAACGAGTATGATAGTGTCCAGAAAATACTCTCTCAAACTTGTCAAAGACTTTTGGATCAGTTCCATGTTCTTCCATAACCAAATTCCGATTTACACGGAAACCTTGTAGCTCAAGATGCCCCATCGCAACTTTTGCTTTAGTTTTTTTGATATGGTTTAAAGTCTGATCATAGTTTTCACTACAAATCCAAGGAACCATCATAATGTCCAATCCACCAACATTAATGGTTTGTGGAGAACTATATGCTTTTACATTTGGGTAATCTTTAAGAAGAAGACTAGGAGAGTTTACATTATTGGTATTTTTATAATAGCAATCATGATTACCAATAATCATATGAACATCGTAGTTGCGCAAAGGTTCAAATACAACTCTCTTTGCCCATTCAAGACTTTGATAATCGATTGATTTACGACTATCAAAGGCATCACCCATATGAATGACTGCTTCTACCCCGTGTTCTTTTAGAGATGGGAAAAATATGTTTTTATAAAAGAGTTCAAAATGGTCGTGGAGGTACTTTGAACCCTTCCTTGCCCCATAATGAGTATCTGTGATGATGGCGACTTTCATCGGTTATTGCGATACTGAATATTGTCCTTCATCGTATTATAGTCTGAACTACTACCGGAAAGCAAGCCATCATCGATCATCATCACTTCATCGTAACCAGTTTTTTCAATCAATTTACTCTTTATTTCAAGTTGTCTTTTTTCTTTACTTATTCTTCTCAAAAAAGCATAATGAATAATCTGGGTGAAATAAGCAAAAGGATTCTTTGATTTTTCTGGATCAAAATTGTGAATATACTGAACACAATTTTCTATTCCATCAGAAATCATATCCTCACGGAACATATAATTGATGAAGTTTGGCTTATATGAAAGGTGAGTTGCAATCTTAAAAAAACACTCTCCAAGGTAATTAGGAATGGGAGGTTTTCCTTCCCAATGTTTAGATCTATCTTCTCTAGTAGGTTTCCTATTATTTTTAAGGAAAAAATCTTTCTCAACCTTTTCCCTATAAACTATAAGTGATTCTAATAATTCCTTATTATTTACATAATGCTCTGATTTTCTTTTGGACATAACATCTTTTTTACATATAAATTGTTACGTTTATTATAGCACACTTAAGGCTATTGACAAATACTAGAAATATGAGTAGAATCGCTTTGCTAAGGTTGAAGATGATACTTTAGCTTTCTTTATTATTCTTGAATATTTCTTCAAGCTTCTTACGGGCATCTTCTACTGTTGATATAAATCCCATTTTAGAAGATATATTTACTTGACCGCTTTTGCCTCTTGTTGTGACTTTAACCTCTTCTTCATTATCATTTACATATTTTTCATAGAAATGAATCATATTATTATCTGAAACTTCTGTCATAGTTATAACTTTATCAGGTCTAATGATAAAAATATCATCGTCTGGAATTTCCATCCAAGGTCTAACTTTAACAAACATTCCTTTTGAATTATTAATAATTTTTATAATTACTGGATTTTGAAGAATAATCAAAGGATCTCCATCATTCTCATCGATAGAGATCAAAGAGAATATTTCTTCACCAGAAACTAGTTTTAAAACACAATAGAACTCTTCTCCCATTATTCTTTTATCTGTATATTGACAATATCATAATTAAAGTTTTCTTCATTATAAATTTTGATTCTTTCGATTAGATGATTAAGCGTGTAGTTTTTTCTTGATTTATAACTGATATCATCGGCAATATCATATAAAGTTGCTTTTACTTTGTTTTCTCCTTTTCTGAGAACTCTTCCAATTGATTGGAGATTTCTGACTCTTGATTTACTAGGGGAAGCAAAGATAACATTATGTAAATTTCTAATATTAATACCAGTAGAAAAAGTGCCGTAAGAAGCAACGATGATTGCATTATTTTCCTTTTCAGTTATTGAACGGACATTTTCTCGATCATCAACATCTACACCACCGTGAACAAAAAAGACTTGACGATTATCAGGTTTGCTAGTATTTATTAAGTTATATAAAGGTTCTCCGTGCCCTTCAACTCTAGAAAAAAGAACTAAAGTATTTCCTTTAAGATCTAAAGTAAGGTTTTTAATTAGATTATTTCTTTTTTGATGATTAATTAAATACTGAACTTCATCCTCATACTTTTCGAATTTATGTGGAGGATGTTTCAATAATAAAACTTTAATATCAAGTTTTGCAACGTGCCCTTTTTCCATAAGTTCGTCTGTGCGAATAATCTTATATGAAGGACCAAATAAACCTTCTAGAACCCATTTATGTGTTTGAGAACCATCTAGTGTTCCAGTAAATCCATAACGATATTTTGCATCAGAAAGTTTTGTCATTATAGATACTAATGACTTTGATTTAAACTGGTGTGCTTCATCTCCAACTACCACATTAAATCTTGAAAAATATTGACGGGGAAGTTTGTAGATAGATTGCCAGGTAGTGATAATCACCTGAGAGTCAGTTTCTCTTTCTTTACCCGCATAGATCTTGTGGCAAAATGAACCCACATCCCATCCATAATCTGCAAAATCTTTATACATCTGCTCTACAAGGGATGTCGTCGGAACGACTATCAGAGTATTTTGTCCTTTCTCAACGTAATATCTCACAATTGAATATATCATCAACGACTTTCCAGAAGCAGTTGGAGATATCAACAACTTTCTATTATGTTTTAAAGCGTCGTATACTCCCTCAACTTGGTACTCACGGGGAGAATACTTGCAAATAGAAGACATATAGTCTTTCACACCTTCTTTTGAAATCATTTTATTGACTTCAAACGGAAGACCGTAAAACTTATTGTCTAAAAATTCATAGGTATAATTATGATTTTCGCAGAAGCGGACAAGTTTATCTAATAACCCAACATAAATTTCGCCATTTTGAGTATTGAATAGGCGAATTTTACCGTCCCAGTATTTGTTGCGAAACTGGGGCATAAACTTTGCGCCTGGTACATCAAAGGTAAATTGATCTGCTAATTCATAGTAAATATGTGGTTCTGCCTTTACCTGTAGATATACCTCATTCTTTTTTGATATAATCAAATGACTCATATTTTATATCATGTAGATACAAATATTTATTGTCAATAAAAAAGGGTTCAATTGAACCCTGCTTGAAACTTATGCCACTCAATTGCGTTTTTGATTTGATAAGTGCGGTTAGAAATAGTTTTAATAACTTCTTCAAGAAATTTGAGCATAATGTCATAATACCGAATTTTAAGATCAATTTTATTCAATCTCTCATCGGCATCCATATGCCTCTGTAATGCCTCTTTGTCCCGAACCTTATATGGGAAAGGTTCTTCAACGTAAACCTCTGCTGGCGCCTTTCCTGTGTAGTAGTTATAGCGTTCTAGTCTGACCCTATTATATGTTTCTCTTGCCTTTTCTCTGAGAAGACATATTGTATTATAAATTGTATAATACTTAGCGTGTAATTGTGGAATTTTTATAGATTCATCGTGCAAATTGTCAGGATCTATGACAGAATCTCTCTGCCACATTTCCTGAATCTCATCAAGATTCATAGAGGTTTATTATTTTTACCTAGGATATTATAGACAGTATACTTGAAAGACACCTCTGCTGTAAAGTACTGAATGTCAGTCATAGTCGCATCAAAATCAAGAGATGATAATGAAACTGGGAATAAATCTTTAAACTTAACTACAACAGATTCCTGATAGTTATTATTTAAAATATGTAAAGTTCCATCACTAAAAGCTTCCTTTTGATCTAAGACTCCATCATCTGTAATCAAATTCTTAAACTGTTGAGTAGTTTCTGGATATCCAAGACCAGTCAACCAGTTGTGAATGGACATATAATTTTCCATATTCTCATCAACCAGAAACCTTAGGGATAAGTCTCCGTAAGTCAACTTCTCCCCAGGAACATCTAAATCCTTAAGATATGTTGGTTGCCTTGCCAGATCTAAACTGATTTCTGGAATTCTTGCCGAATTGCAGAAAAAAACTGCCTTAGGTGCTTTTGCTAAAGTAAACTTAAATCCAACTGGAGATAAGTAATTTCTATTTTGTATTTGATTTGCAAATGCTGATGCCATTTCAATATCTTCCGTACATTAAACCTTTACTTTGAGTTACTTTTATTGGTTTCGGTTTTGGCTTCTCTTTTGGAACTGGAGTAACGTCAAGATCTCTAACGCCAAATTGCTTATAATCTTTATATCCAAGATCTTTTGTTGTTTGTGTAGTTAAATCATATTGGCGATTTCCGTGATATGGACCTCTATCGACGACTGGAGCAACTACAGATTTTTTTGTTTTAGGATCTGTAATTTTAACTTTACTTCCTAGTGGTAATGTTTTATGAGCAACACCTCTTGTGGATGGAGTTAATTTTGCTCCAGAAGCAGTTGGGTTTCCATACAATCCAGGACCATAAGAACTTGTTGATACTATTGCCCCGAAAGGTAATGCTTCGGATATAAATTCCTTAAAGGTCTTCATCTTTTTATTTTTATTTAGATAAAAAAAGGGTGCCTTGCGGCACCCTTGAAGATATGTGAAATTGATCACATAAGGTTGAGAACCTGTACTCTTCTGTAGTAGCGGTTGGTGTTGACCTTAAGGCGACCAAGACCAGCAGTTGTTCCCTCAGCGAATGGGTTAGCAACAAGACCATAACGAGTCTTGAATCCAATACGTGGCTGGAAGGAATCTTGACCAACTGCACGTACCATCTGAAGAGGTACATATGGGCAGTAGAAGAGACCAGCGTCATAAGGTGAAGAACCCTTATAACCAACAACGTAGTACTGACCACCGCCAGCACCAGGGTTTGAACCACCCGAATATGGGTCGATATAAACTCTGTACTTGCCTTGGAGAACACCAGCGAAGGTGTTACCGGTGTCATCAACGTTTAGGTTAGCGTTGAGTGCAGGGGTGTAATCAAGAACACCTGCCATGGTGAGTGCCGAAGCAACGTCTGCCGAGCAGAGGATCATATTACCCTTTCCTCTACGAGTTTCAGTTGCAATTGCGTTTGCATCGCGCTCGATTTGGAAAATAAGTCCCTTGAACTTCTCAACTGACCAACGACCGTTGGAGTCAACATCAAGGTCGAACTTACCAGCGGTAGCAACGTTGTGTTGAGCACCAGACTTAGCAACCTTATAGATGGTACGAATAACTTCGCGGTTGATCTCAGCAAGAATCTCAGTTGAGAGAATGTTTGCGAGTTCCGCTTCAGCATTCAGACCGTGGATTGCCTTCAGGTCTTGAGCGAGCTCAAGTGAGTACTCTGCCTTCAGAGCACGTGACTTTGCAGTAACGGTGACTTTCTCGATCGAGAATGCCATCTGATTGAACTCATCACCGTCATAACCAAGTGCTTCAGCTCTCTCAGTATCCATACCCTGACCAGTGCTGTAAGCAGCCTGGGTAGCGTTTGAATCTGGGCTGAGAAGACCTGGATTTGAACCGCCTTGAGCAGTAGTACCTAAACCAACGCTAGCGCCATCGGAACCAGAAACATAACCGCTTCCGAGAACTGCATTCAGGTCGTCATCTTGTGCAGACCATGCAGTATCTACTTCGTTGAAGAGTGCTTCTGTACCACCTTGTGTGCCATACTTGGAGCGCATAGCGAAGATAAGTCCAGTAGGACCGTTCATAGGTTGAACGCCTGCGAGGTCATATGCGACCAGGTTAGGCATCGAACGACGAATGAGTGAAATTAGAACTGGATCGAAACCTGCAACAGGTGCGCCAGCAGCTCCACTGAAACCAGCTGTTGCTCCACTTGAACCAGTATTAATGTTTGGACCTTCGTAAAGGAACTCACGCTCTTCACGGAGTTCTCTTTCTTGGTTCTCTAGCAGGATAGCAGTTACCGCTCTACGATGTGAATCTTTGATCGGATCCATTCCTTGATAATCAAGGATTGGTGCCCACTTCTCCTGCAGATGCTCTGCATTGAACATTTGCATTTGATTTTACCTCTTTAAAAAATTGTTAGTTTGAGTCTTTATGATTTAAAAATCACTTTTTAGAAACTCTTCCCAGAGTATTCAGATAAGCAGCCATTCTTCCTTCAGCAACTTGTGGTTGATCTTGAAGATCCGTGCTTTCTGTTAAAGTCTCTGAATCATCTCTTTGAGTACCAGTTGTTCTGGTTGGGAAATACGATTCCCTCAGAGTTACCAGTTTCTCACGATAGTTTTCTTCACTATCAAACTCAACATTTTCCGCAAGAGAAGCGAGTTTGTCCTTCTGAGAAAGTGCAAGACCCTCAGCGACATCTGCAAAAATTACATCAGCAACTGACTCTGCTAATCTTCTATTGAGAGCAACATTTCTTTCGATTTGCTCGTTGAGTTTTCCTTCCATTTCATCAAGTTTATCTACCATACTCTCGATTACATCATATCTATCTTCAGGGATTGTTACATAATGATCTTCAAAAAGTTGCTTCATTCCAGAGAGGAATGATTCAGTCATTTCAGTCTTGAGACCGTGCTCGACTGCAAGTGCATTCTCTTGAATCCACTCGTCAGCGACATACTCAAGGTATGCATCAACACGCTCAGTAAGACTTTCTTTAATAGCAACGATTTCTTCTACAAGTGCTTCTTCATATGAAGCTTGAAGTGATTCTTTAATTTCAGCAACCTTAGATTTGATTGCTGCCTCAAAGATGGTGCGTGCTTTCTCTTGGAATTCCTCAGAAAGCTCCTCACCCTCAAGAAGAGCATTAACATCTTCTTCGATATCAAACTCTTCTTCTACTTCTTCCTTATCTTCTTTATCCTTATCTTCTTTTGTACCTTCCTTATGAGGCTTTTCACCTTTCTCTTCCTTTTTGTCCCCTTTACCACCTTCGTAGTGAGAACCTTCGGTTACTTCTTCCTCATCACCATCTTCTTCAACCTCGTCTTCGACGAGTTCTTCATCTTCTTCGACCTCTTCTTTGGCCATAGTTTTCATAGGTTCTGCAGCCGCTGCTTTAGCGTTTACAACATCTCTTACTTGGGCAAGAATTGCTGCAGGATCCTTAATCTTTGCAGAATCGTCGTCTGAACGATAATTTTCTGGAGTAGGACCACCTAAATCTTCCCAGCTACCTGATTGCCCAGCAGGAATACCTGTGGTTAAATGTTGCATAGGTTCGGCAGGTGCAGCCCCTTTGGTTACTACGTTTTCCATTTCTTGTAAATTTCTACCAACGGACATTTGTTTTAGATTGTTTTTGTGTATAATCTATATTTATTTATTAAATTATAAATTTGAGATAAATTCGTTGAAAAGATTCAACTTATGTTCTTCAAGTCTTTTTTGATCAACTAAGGTATTAATTCTACGCTTTGTTGATTCTGCGAGTTTTTCACGAAGGATTCCACCTTCCCAAACCCACTCTTTACCTTCCATAATTCCCTGAACAAAAGCGTCAGGGGCAGAAGGATCGGCAACAATATCTGCAGCAGTTGCAAGCATAAAATCTTCACCGACAACTTTATGACCTTCGTTGGTCATTTTGAGTGAACCAACTCCACGGGAAGAAACTCCAAGGCAAACACCTTCACCAATAAGAGATTTTGCAATCTTCCCCATAGGTGTTTCTAGAAGTTGTGCCTTACCTATAAAGTTTGTTCCTTCTGCAGTCAGAGAAATAATTTTATGAGAGACACGATCAAGATTGACGGTAGGACCATCTGGATGACCGAGTTCTCCAAGAGCACGACCTTTATTAACGAATGCCTCTGTATATCTATTTACCTCACGGGAAAGAGTTTCCATCGGATACATTCTTCCATTACGGTTGCAAATATCACCCTGAAGGAAAATTCCTTCAATATACATTTTCTTATTGGAACCTTTTCCTTCGGTAATAAATTCTACCTTTTGAATTTCTTCTGTGATGAGTTTCATTTTAGTTAGTGAATGCTACTTTATTTGCTTTGATTGCTGTTGAAGTCCAAATAACATCTGATCCTGTTTTTTGTAAAAACTCAACAGATTTAGTAGGCATAGTAAAATATAATGAAGTTCCTGCTCCAACTACGGTACTAATTGCTACAGTAACATCACCACTATGAGTGTTATATAACCGCACACAAGTTGCAGAACCGATACTAGTTGCTGCTCCAGCTGAAGCGCCAGTTGTTACTTCAGTTTCAATAATTTTTGTAAGTGACATTATTCCTCTTCCTGGTAGGTGTCATTAGAATCAATTTCACCAAATAATGAAGTAGCAACTTCAGGCCTCAGATCTTGTATTTTTTCACCAGCTTTGTTGAATAAAGCTGCTTTTATAGCATCACTAATTTCAGAGGGGGAGGCATCAGTAACCACCAAATCGATAATATCTTCCATAAAAGTAATTTATATATCTATCTTTTATTTATATTTCTGCTTTTTTAAAGTCTTTCTGCATCTGAGCATTATCTGCTTGTGTGGACGCATTTAGAGTAGGATCTTCTGCAGTCTGACCTATTCCCATAGTATCTTGACCAAGATCTTGCTCAGGTTGTGGTAATGGTTGACCAGTAATTGGATCAACTGTTGAAGGATCTGGTATTGTCCCATTTTCAATTTCTTTTTCAATTTGCTCATCTATTTCGATAATTTCTGAATCAGATTGGCGAAGAATCTTAGATCTTACATATTGAACGGAATAATATTTACCAATATATGGTTCAATAGTTGCTAATGTTGATAATCTATTATTTAATAATTCAGATTCTTTTAATTCGGCAAATTGATTATCATAAATGAAATCATATTGAATATGATCACTAATTCTTTCCCAATCTTCTGGAGTAACAATATTTTTCAAAATAAGCTGAGTTCTCAGCATATCAGAAAATAAATTTGCAAATCTTTTTCTTAGGCGTCCAACAAATTTTGAAAACTTTAATTCATCTCTTAAAATTTCTGATGATCTACCTAAATTAAATCCACCATCACTAGCAATTCTAGACTCAGGTACTCCTAAAGCTCTATAAAGTTTTTTCTGGAAATATTCAACATCAGAAAGTTCTCCAAGATTTTGACCACCTGGGAGAGTAGTAATTTCAGTTCCCCTACCACCCTCTCTTCTAGGAAGCCAGAAATCCTCCATCATAGACATAAATTTTCTATCATCGCGGATCTCTCCAGTTCCAGCATCATAAACCAGTTTATTACGATAACGACTCATTACCTCTTTAAGGTATTGTTCTGCCTTTACTTTTGGAAGATTTCCTACATCAATATAAAAAATTCTACGTTCTGGCGCTCTTGATAATCTATAAATTACCAAAGAATCTTCAATCATTCTAAGTTGATTGAGTGCTTTAATTGCCTTATGTAAGTAAGAAAGAACTGTACCTTTATTTCTATCTACTAATCCAGAGTTAATATAAGCAATTGAATCTTTTGCAATTTTAATTGATTTTTGACTACCCGCTCCAGAAATCATTCCAGTTGGGTATACTGGAGATGGTGTATACATGAAATATTCTTCAATTTCTGGATAAAAAGCTTTCTGAGTTTCTCCAGATTTCATATAATTAAAGACTTCTTTTTTAGAAGACTTTTTTTCTTGTCTAATATATCTCATCTTCATGGGATCAATATATCTTAGTTCTTTGATCCCTTCTTCTGGATTCTTTATATCGATAACTTTTAGATAATATAATCTTCCATCAATATACCAATTTCTAAAAATTTCATGACTTTTCTTATCAAAATCAAGAAGTTCTTTGATATATGTAAATTCTTCTCTAATAATTTTTTTTATTTTATCGCTAGCATCTACGTTTGATAATTCTATTTCTACAGGAGAATCATACAGGTCACTAACAATCGCCTCATTAACAACATCTTCGATGGCATTATCACACTCAGGGTGTAATGCCATCTCTCTATATCTTTTAATTAGATCATGTTCTGTTCTATAAACACCCTCAATATCAATATATTGACCATAAAAACCACTTGCTATATAATTATCAACCCCGTCCTCATTAGTTTGAGGAACGGGGGAAATTATAGAGGGAGATTTATTCTTATCATCTTCAATAGAAAAACCAAAAAGTTTTGCCATATTATAATTTTTAACTTATTATCTATTTATTTATTAGTTAATATCTTCGCCACCAACAGCACCTTTAACTGCTTCCCACCAGAGAACTTGAAGTTCAACCTGGAATTCTTGAATTCCTTGAGCATCATAAGCGAGTTCGATGGCAGAAACCTGAGTTGGGAACAGATCATACATATGATAAGTTCTTAAAGTTGTTCCGCTACGATCTAATTGGTAAACGAAAGCATCTGCCTGATAGTCTGCTGGATTAGTAAGACCAGTATTATCAGAAACTCTATTGATAGTGTTCATCCACTTCTCAAAAGCTGAGCGAATAGCGAAATCAGTATCGTTAATAACTGTGATCGACCAAGTATCAAAAGTTCTGTCTCCAGCAACTTTTAATTCTCTTCCTCTAAATGGAACTGGAATTGGGGTTACATTAGAAGCAGGAAGATTAGCAGCTTTTACTAAGAATCTTGATTTATCAAGAACAGTTTGTGATGGTTGAGCCGCATCTGGGAATGAAAGTACGACTTCAAAAAGATTAGAGCGGGCGCCGCCACCCGTTAATTTACTTTTGAAATCGGTAATTTTTCTAAGTGGCGGTGGATTGATCTGAGTTCTAGTTGCCATAATTGTTAAACCTCTTAATTAATTAAACGTTACCGATTACTTCTTCAAAAGCAATACCAGTTCTGGTTGCGATGAATGTCAGACCAATAAAGTTAATAGACCTTGCTGGTTTGATGTAAATGTCAGCAATAAATTCATTATTATCAATCACCGCCGCAGTATTGTTTGTTTCATCACAAACAACAACATAATCAAAAATACCTCTCTTAGATTGAACATCGCGTAGGAAAGGTTCAACAATATTTACAAAGTTTGTTCTAGTAATTTCATCGTTGAATTCAAATAGTTGATCCTTAGCCGCTGCAGCAATTGCTCTTTCTAAGTAGATGAACAATCTACGGACGTTAATTCTATCAAACGCTGACGATTTTCCAAATGCAGTCTTATCTCCAAAAAGAATAATTCCAGAACCTGGGGAAGATATAACTGGATTTACTCTCGATGAATAGAGCTTATCTCTTTGTACTTTTCCTGGATTATATGCCAATTTAACTGCGTTGAGAATTGATCCTCTGGCAGTTCCTGCTGGGGAGAACCATGGGAATTGATTAATATCATTTCTGGCACAAGTTCCAGCAATATCACCGTTTAGTGGGACATACCTGAATACATTTGAGAATCTGTCATACATGTACTTATATCCACTATCAAGAACACCATAAGTGGATGAAGTAACTGATGCATAATATTCAATTACATTATCGGTAATTGAATCATCTGAATTAACAGTTACTGATCCAACTGCAGTATCATTAATAAATGCTCTTCTATATGGAGAAATGAATGCTACGGCATCTTTTCTTTGTTCAGCAATAGAGATAATTTGATTTGCCAAGGATGCTGCAGTATCTTTATCATAATTTGCAGAACCCATAAGTATAAAGTCTACTCTATACTCTTCAGTATTGCCAAATTTTTCATATCCCGTTATGATCTTTGAGAGGTTTGGTGCTAATGCGCCTGCTACGGTAATATCAGATTTTCCTCCATAATTTTTTCCACCACCCAAAGTTAAAGTCTTTGCTCCACATCCAGCAAACACTATATTACTTGCCTCTTGATCCCATCCAGTATCTGAGAGTAAATCAAATGATGTTGCTGGATCATTTGTTACTGTAAATCCTGTAGTAACTATACCTGTAGGAGAAGAACCACCAAAAACATATACTGAAGCATCAAACAGATATTTTCTCCAGTTTGAAGGACTTCCTACGGAGAATTCTGCATCAGATGCTTTAGAAAGACTTAAATGCTTCTCTAAGATAGTGCCTGCATTTCCAGTAATTGTTCCTAAATCATCAATTACTACAACGTGGAGTTCATCAAATCTAGAATTTCTATCAGCGGCATATTTTGATGTTCCTGGACGATTGGCAAGTGTATTCCAAGCAATATTAGCTTTTGAGTTAGATAATGTAATTGCTTGTTGATCAAACCAATCATATTGATCTTCGGGTGTTGTATTGTTTATTTCATCGCCATCATTATCTAAGAAATAAGTTGCAACGTCTTCTCTAAAATAAAAATTACCACTAGGTTGATAATCAACTAAAGTTTCTGTGGTACCCTCTACATAACTTAAAACTTTGACATTCGCAGTAAAAGTAGTTGCCGTACTAGTGATGCCTGTAATAACTCCTTTCAAGTAACCAGTTAAAACTGAAGTAGTTCCTATTCCAGTTAAAATTCTTCCATTAAGTGATTGTGTTATTCCAACACCAACAGTAACCCCACCAGGAAGAGTAGAAGTATATGACAATATTTGATCGGCCTGACTATCAATAATTGCAACTTTGATTCCATTAGACCAAGATCCTGGATTTCTAGCAGCAAAAGTTACTCCATTAATTGTATTTTCATCATAACCTAATTGACTATAATGCTCATCACTCCTAATGATCACACTACTAGCAGATCCAACAAAACCATTCTTGAGACCAGGATCATCACATCTTGAAACTAGCATCGTTCCACCATAAGCAAGATATGATGACGCTGTCATCCAGTGCTCATAGTGTTTGTCAATTGATTTTGGTTCTCCGAAAGTTTTTAATAAATCATTTTCAGTTTCAATAACTTGAGGAAGGTCTACAGGTCCTTTCTCAAAAGGTGCTACTATAGCAGCTACCGATGCTGAAACTGGATCGATTCTACCTGATGTTAAATCAACTTCTCTAATTACAATTCCAGGAGATGCTAAATTTAGCGGCATCTTTATTCTCCGTGTTATCCAGAATTATCTAAAAATATTTATAATTTCCTATGCCTCAATAACTATCTATAATCCCACATATATGAACGATCTCCATACTCATCTAAATTCCAGACTTCCAGAGGATCATTTTGATTTTCTGCAGATGCAATTAACCACCTATCGCCAGTCGAACGTTCCACAAAAACTTCAGTATCATCTAAACCATCGAGAATAAATCCAAAAGGTGCCATATCTTGGTCAATTTGATTTTTTTGCTCCTCATATATCCTTTTTCTGACATCATTATCTGTCATTTCTTTAAAATATGGTTGAGCAACTAACCAAGAGAAGATAACCAAACACATAGCAAGGTCATCGTTACATCCTTCTTCTGCTTCAAATGAATTATGTTTCTGAATAAATGTAGTTAATTCACTTATTATATCATAGTCATTAATTAGCAACTTATCATCTTCAATTAAAGTTTTTAAATTAGAACATCCCAACTTTTTAACAGCAGAAGTCATTCTCACTCCAAGTTGAGATTTCTTACCACTAAATCCAGATCCAACTATTTGCCCTGCCCTACCTTTCATAGCACACATTAAAACATTATCATACTCAAGATCAAAATGTAAAATATTCGATACTTGATCTCCAATATCGTTGACTTCAATCAACAACCAAGCATCATTATATGCCTTTGCTACTTCGTAAATTATGCTTGGAAAAAGCATAGGTTTTATTTCATTATTTTTATACTTTACAACTTGTTTATATGGAAATTCAGTTATATCAAAGACTATAAATGCTGAATAATCATTACCAATCCCTCTAGCAACGTCTACTGTAATTAAATAGTCATTATCTTTTTTTGGATTCTCATACACATCTAAACCTTTATTTCTTTTTACTGGATCATCATAAACTAAAGTTCTTAATTTTGATGGATTGATGAGTGTATCTACCGATCCTAAAAATTCACATTCAAATTCAACTTTAAATTGCTGTTCTGATGTATTTTTAATTGTCTGAATTTTCCAGTTCTCATCTCTTCCTGGAACTTCTGACCAATGAACATCTGTAGGTACATATTCATTTTTTCCTTTCTCAGCATCATGCCACATACGGTAGAAATGATTCATACCTCGTGGTGTGGAAACTATAATTACTTTAGTTGATTGACCAGAAGAGATTGTAGGATAAACAGATGCAAAGAAATCATCGGCAATATGATTAGGGATGAATGCAAATTCGTCCAAAAATATAATATTGTATGATCCACCACGAACTGCAGATGCTGATGTTGATGCTGCAATAATCTTAGAACCATTTTCCAGTTCCAGAGATCCTCTATTCCACTGAAGAACACCCTGTTGCATCCATTTTGGTAAATTTTCATAGGCAAGCTGCAGTCTCTGTAATAGATCTCTTGCCGTAGATGCTTTGTTTGCCAGTATTGCAATATTTACATTATCATTAAAAAGTGCATAATGTAGCAAATATGAAACACAAGTAGTTGATTTACCCGTTTGACGGGGCATCTTACAAATATTAAATCTATGTTCGTGAAATCTTGAAATTAATTTTTCTTGAAATGGGTATAAACTAAATGGAACTAAACCATAATCAAGAGAAACGATCTTGATATATTTTTTTGCAAAATAAACAGGATCTTCTTTACAAGCATAAAATTCAATAATTTGTTCTTTAGTCCATGAAATTTCAATATTTGCCCTTTTTAAATTGGGATTGGATAGATAAGCATCAGAATGCTTTAGTTGAATATCTTGAATTGACATAATTTAGTAAATTTCTCTCCACTGAACTGCGGCAGCAACGTTAGCAACCGCATTACCTACTGTTGTAATAGTTCTTACAACAAGAACATAAATTTCCGAACTTGTTGAATCTAAGTTTTGGACAATAATATTTTTCTTTGCTGCAGTTAGTGATCCAGAAGCGACTGGCGAAAGTGAGTTTTGGGATGCACCTGAAGGGACATAACCTGATGCAAACTCATCACCATCAGTATAAGATGTGGCGTCAACACAAACTTCAACTCCACTGTTAGCAGAAGCAGAAGTCCAAGTTAGAGTTCCAGCATTACTCAAATAAGAAGCACTTGGAAGTTTTAAAACTCTATAAATGATGCTATTTGTCTCACAATGTAGTGAAAGATTATTTAATCTTACTGATATTCTATTTGGATATCCTTGAAAAGTATTTTTGAGACGTATTGCAACCAGAGGAAGATCTGTTCCTGCTGGTGTTGGTGTAGTTCTAGAAGTGGTCATCGTATATGCAAAATCAATTCCACTTTCAACGTATCCACCTTCAGACATTACTGAAGAACAAATCTGATCAAATGATGCTCCAATACCCACTCCAGTATTTCTAATCTCGCAACGAACTGGTAGATTTGGATTTGAAATATAAACCTTATCCAAATAATTAGAATGATTAAATTCATGTGCCGTAATAAGTTGCCCATTATGAGCAAACCCACAACGAACTCTACCAACACCTAACCATTGAAAGTCTATGAATGAAAGTTGAGTTTTTGTAATATCTAAATTGAATCCAGATGCTCCTGTTCCATCACATTTATCTTTGTTCCATTGTGATTGTGGAACTCTGGTTTCTGATGCAACACCAGTTGTAAAAGACCTGACCACCCAGTTGTGAGTTCCAATACCAGCATTTATTCCATCTGAGGTATTGAGACCAACCTGTTCAAAATAAATCCCATCTCTATCATCAAAGTATCCAGTTCTTTTAGTTGCATTTTGTTGAGGTGCATAAAAATTAAAAGAACTTAAAATTAGTTGTCCTTTTCCTGGCTGATAATGATGATAAAACTTAGTTTGGTGAATAGCACTTGCAGTAGAACCAATACCAGTTTGTATTCTTGCTGCTGCTTGATTAGGTAAAAAAGTTATTGATGATCCTGCACCAGAAATACTATCTAAAAAGTTTGGATCAATAGCGTATAGGTGCTTATAATCACCTAAAGTGAAAAGTTCGGAAACTCTTGTTCTACCAAAGGCATCAACTGCATTTGTATCTGGATTAATCGTTACTACAGTTTCTGATGAAATGCCAACAGTTCCAGTAACTGGAAATGGATTATCAGTTGAGACAACTTCGCCATTTTTATTGGCGATCATCGGAACTTCAAAAAGTGTTCTCTCTTGATTTAAAAAATCTTGAGTATTTTTATTAAATTGTGCCATTAATTATTCACCCCAGGTCAATCTTTCTGGTTGATATCTTTGTGTGTTTTTGATTCTTGATGTATTTACCTGGGAAGGATAAACATTATGAACAATTGCTCCAGGATATTCTCCTTGAATTTGCTCAGTAAGTTCGTTTTTGGAAAGCATCTTTCCTTCAACTTCCATACGATAAAGTTTACCTTCCCAAACTACATCTGCAAAGAAAGACTCACTTGCTTGCTCTGGTTGCGAAGAACCAACATTTAGGGTTCCGTTGAAGTCGCCATTAATAGTAATACTTTCCGATAAAAATTGTTGAAAACTTTTCATTAGTTACACCTCCAACGGCGTAGGGCTTTGTTGATTCTTGAATCTGGATCTCTTGCAGTTTTTGCAGAAGTTAGTTTTGACTTCATGCCTTTCATACGACGACAGAAGTTGGCACGACGCTTTGCTCTTTTTCCTTTTGGATTCTTTTCAGTTACTGCAGTTTGAAGTTTTGAACCTGGATTTTCACGACGATATGCATTAACTGCTGCTTGACTCAAACCATCAGTTTTATCTTTACGATTGACTTTTTGCCAATCTTCTGCAAGTTCTTCTCTCCAGTTAGAAAACTGTTCTTTTTTAACTCTAATTGGGTGTGGTTTGATCACATCTATAATTTCTACAAAATCATTACCATTCAAATCTTGCAGAACAAGACTCTCAGATTCTTCTTTCATTTCACCACTATCCACATAATCTGCTGCAGCATCTAGATAATCTGCTGCTTTAGTAATCTTTGATTGTACCCACGCCTCAATATTTCCCTCACCCTTCATTTTTTTCTTCAATCTTTTTGCCGCAGAAATAATTGTAGAAATTTCTGACCTTGCCATAGAATATTCGTGATCATATGACTCTGGAAAATTTCCAGGATGTGGCATAGTTACATTATAGTCTTTTTTACTTGAAATTATTTCTGCCGGAATAGAAAACATATCCCAGTATCTTGGTCCATATTTACACTCACTTCTTGTTTCAAGTTTTTGACACTTCGGACAATATCTATCTGGTCTTTCACGAATTGGAGTATCCCAGTCATAATTTAGACCTGAAGATAATTCTTCTTTTCGTACACAAGAACCTTTTTCGAATTCGGAAGTTCCTTTTTTTCTTTTATAACCAGTCCAACACTTTTCATCAATTGGTTCTACTTGTTCCGATTTATTTCCCCAATTATCTGCACCAACTTTACGACATTTAACAAGTGCTCCAGATGCATAAGCACTTGGCCAAATTTTATATCTACTTTTTACTTTATTATAACAAGCATCTTTTTCACCCTTCTTTTCTTGAATGTATTCTTCTTGTGACACAATTTTTGCATCTCCTGATCTATTTGGATTTGGATCTTCTCTACGTTTTTTAGCAGCTCTTTTATTTCTTTCATCTTTACTTAATGCAGCACGATCATCTGGATCTCTGCAGTATGGTTTAGTTGTTTGTCCTGGTTGTTTTGCACATGGCTTACCATCATACTTCCCACCAGTTTGAACCCAACCACCATTATCAAACCACTTATCTAACCTGCCTTTATAATCCTTTGCTTTAATTCCATCAGTTGCTTCTTTCACATCTCTAAACTTTTTATGTTCTTTTTTGGCAGATGCTTCCATTTTTTTCAAGCGAGTATAATAATCTGGAATTTCATCTAGATGTTGAAGAGCAATATCAGTTGCAAGATCCTTATCTTTTGTGTGCTCGTGCTCAATAGGAATTCCCATTTCAAGTTGCTTCTTCACAAAGGAAACATCAAGACGATGCTTCTTTGCAATTTGTTCAACTGTTTTGTGGGATTTTATATTTTGCACTACTATTAAGTATTACTCTTTATTATTTAGAAAACCTTGCTTTAGAAGTTTTGAAAGATCAGAAGTTGATCCAACAAATACTGCATTATTTGTTACGTTATTGGTAGTTTTTACGGTTTCTTCTTCAACATCCTTTAATTTCTTCTGAAGATCTATCAATTTATCAGTTACGTCTCCAACACTTTTAATTAATTGGCCAGCAACTTCATACGCTCTTGGTGAATCACTTTCACCAGCTAACTCCATTATTCCATTAATTGCTTCCTGCCCCTTTTCAATTAATGAATAAAGATTTGCTCTAGTATATTCATAATCTTTTTTCAAATCCTCTTTAATAGGGTTGATTATATCTAAAGATTCGTCAGATTCTGATTTAATAATACCATCTTCCATATCAAGTGAGTTTACTATTTCTTCACTCATAAGATTATTACGTTTTATTATATATCAGTTTGTTGTGTAGGACTGTATGTTCTGGAATCATCGAAGAAATCCCAATTCTCACTAAATCCAAAATCATCCCCTGGATCTGCGGTAATTGGATCGGGAACAACAGTATATCTGACCTCTCTCTTAGCAGTTGCAACATCAGTATTGCTATACATATCAACTTGAACCTTACGGATGAGACCATCTGTAGATTCTGCAATAGGACCAAATAGATATGTTTTTGCCGTAAATTGTAACGTATATATTAAAGCTCTTCTAGTAGAAAAATCTCCCTCATAGTCATCTTGAAAAGAAATATTATTTAAAGTTACTGGTATATCTCTTTTTTCTCCAATAGAGTCAATTAAATCAACTGTTAAATTAAAAGATGGTTGGAAAAATGGAAGTATTTGCTCTACAACTTGTAAAGCATCATCATTTAACTTTGTTAAAATGTTAAGTTCGAATCCAATATTATATGGAACTGGCAAATATACCTTTTTAAAGTTTTGACCATCAGTAGCTTTAAATGATTGGGTAATATTTGATTTTCTAGTTGGATCGTACTGAATAGAAGTCATTTCAAATGACATTCTTGGTAATGTTATTTGAACTGGTTTATTCAAATCTGGTTGTTGTTGAATTCTTGCCAAAAACTTTTGTGTTGGACCGTATCCCAACGGAACTTTTATTTGACTAATATTATCTCCTTCTGCACTTTTATGAAATATATAAATTTCATTAAATAAAGTTCCAAAAGCAATTATAGTTTTTCTAATTATTTGGTGATAGAAATAAGTTCCTAGCATTAGTAAATACCAAACGGATTTGATTCTGAAAAATCTAGAATAAGATCTGCTTCTTGTTCTATTTGTCTATTTTCACTATATTTATCATACAAGTCCATAGTTTCATATGAACTTACTGAGTAAATTGCTCCAGATGTTTGACCTACAATAGACTCTCCAGGGTAGAATTTATTATTTGGATTACTTGATGCAACAAATGAAACTTTAAGAGTCTTAGTGTCAAAATCCCAATTTTTAACTCTAGCTTCAATTTGAGATTGTGATCCAATAACAATTTCATTAAATTTATAAGTTCCTATTCCAGTAATTACTGGTGGAGGTGCTATACTTATTTGTGGTGCTGAAATATATCCCACTCCACAATCTTCAATCAATATAGAACTGATATTTTTATTATTTCCAAGAACACCTATTACTTTAGCTGGTACTGATGATATTCCTATTACGTTTATTACTGGTACTGTACTGTAACCAACTCCACCACTGTTCACATCAATCTTAACGACACCTTGATAATTTGTTTCGATTGCACAAGTTGCCGCAGCTCCAGTTCCTCCTCCCCCACTAATAGTTATTATTGGTGTTTGTGTATATCCTATTCCTGCATTTTTTAATAATATTTTATCGACAGAATACGAGTTGCCAACTTTACGAATCGTAGCAGTTGCAGTAGCAATAGTTCCTCCTAAAGCTGGTGCAGTTATTGTTATCGTAGGTGCAGTTTTATATCCATATCCATCATTATTTAAATATATTTTTTTAATATATCCTGTACCTATTGTCGCTGTTGCAGTTGCAGTAGATCCATATCCAATTAATTGTAATGTAGATATATAACCTTGATTTTCTATCTTTTCATCTATTTCATCAATAGATGTATCAATAATCTCATCTTCATATTCAAATAGTTCACATTTTAATTCATAAACATAGGTTTTCCCTAATTGATAAAAAGGTTGCTCATGTTCTACAAATTTAACCTCAAATAATCTCCCACCCAAAGGAAAATAAACCAAATCTCCTTCTCTTGGACGATTTGAAATTTCTATATCGTCCATATCATTTAGAAATGGAGTTATGAAATCTTCAAATCTTTCTTTTGATATAATTAACGTTAATTCATCCCTTAAACTCATTCCAAATTTTGTTAATATATCCCCAGATCCACCGTATCCTTCGTATGTGTTAATGTAAGCTTCAAGTAAAAATGAATCGTCAAATTTTGACGATGTTACTTCTTCTATTATAGTTTCTTTTCGAACAAATTTTCTAGGTATATAAGTTACATCTATACCATAAATTTTTAGTTGTTCATTTATCAAATCTTGAATTAATCTTTGTTCTCCAGGAGAACCATTTAGAAAAAAGGGATTAAGTGCCATTATCCAATAAAGTCATATGGTGGAAGTTCGTGTTCTAGAGCCATTACTTCTTTTAGTTTATCTAACTCTCTTTCAGCATCATCGTACATTTCTCTACCATTCAGTTCAACTCCACCGGGAAGTTTAACTCCCCTAAACTTAATTAAGTTTTGACCCCACTGTTTTTTAATTAATGCTGTTAGGT